ACCCGAGGCCCGCCGCCGCCCCTGTTCCGGCTCCTGCGGCACCGCCCCCGGCTCCCCAGCCGGTGCGTCCCACAGGTGGCCGCTGGCGGCTGTAATGGCTGCCGTACCCCCGGTCATCCAGAACGCTCTGGGTGTTCGGACTTGGGGTGACGTAAGGGCCATGATCCACTCCGGTGGACCCGCCATCTCGTCACTGCTTGTCGGGTGGAACGTGGTGGACGACAACAAGGCATCTTTGATCGCCGGGTTGGTTGTCGCACTCGCATCACCGCTCGCTGCATACCCTGAAGCGGAGAATAATTTCCGCAAGTGGTTGTACGGAGTCATCGCCGCCGTCCAAGCCGTCCTGATCGGCGTCGTGGGTGTTGTGGACTCACCCATCGTGGATCTCTGCGGGTCTGCTCTGGCGATCCTGGGTGGCATGGTTGCGTCGGCGAACACACCGACTTCAGAGTCCCCGGTGGTGGCGCAGTCTAAACAACCTGTGGCACCGCCTACCCGTTCGGTTAATCCGGTTGTTCCGGTGCCAACGGAACATGCCAATAACCTGAACACAGGTGGGTGGCGAGGGCTATGACAATGCAAGTCAAAACCGCCCTCGCAGGGATCGTCGGCTTGGTCTGGTTCGGGTCCTACATCCTCAAAGGGATTAAACCGGAAATTGACTTGGGTTTAGCCCCTGACGCTCTGATGACCACCGTCACCGGCTGGTGGGCGAACGAGAAACGGAAAGAGGCTAATGAAGCCGAAGAATGACGTGATGACGTTGATCTTCCTGATTATCGGTTTACTCGCCGCAGCGGACCTCGTATTTGTTCAGCTACGGCAGCAAGCCAACGAAGACAACGCACGGGAAAAACTGGGCTGTGTCGTGGAGGTTGTTGAGGCAGCCAGAGCGAACGTCGCCTACAACAACCAGCGGGACCTGGCGTTGCGTGCGTTTGTAGAGTCCGGTAACGGTGCGGAACTGAGGGTGGTTTTGTCCACACCCCCTCCCCCGTTCCCTCAGTGCGAGATCGCGTGGGAGAAGTGATGCACCGTAACGATGTTGAACTGCCTCCGCGTTGGTGGTCAGGGTTTCAGCGTTCACCGGAACACCGTCACAGGTGGGATCACGGTGACTGCTGCGGTCAAGACGGTCTGGTTGTGCAGATGTGCTTTGAGGGGATGCCGTCAGGTGTCCGGTTTCGGGGCGGCTGGATCAACCACCACCACACAAGTGTGACCGTAGGAACTGAAGTGGAACGTAAATACACATGGCGGCGATAACCGCCATCTAACGGAAGGGGCGGGGAGTGACAGTAGAACTACTCCCCGCTCCCCCGCACATCTCCGGGCCGTCCTGGCGTAAAACCCTTGAAGGACAATGGTGGTTGCCTGAGAAGACCCTTGGTTGGGGTGTGCTGAACTGGTGGGCCCAGTACGTCAAAACACCCGGCGGGGATCATGCCGGTGAGGCGTTCATGCCCACTTTGGAGCAGGCCCGGTGGGCTCTGTGGTGGTACGCGGTCGATGACGCCGGCCGGTACGCGTACCGCAACGGTGTGCTACGCAGGATGAAGGGTTGGGGGAAGGATCCGCTAGCCGCCGCTCTGGCGCTCGTGGAGTTGTGCGGCCCAGTGGCCTTCGACAAGTTCGATGCGTCTGGCAGCCCGGTCGGTAAACGCCGGCACGCGGCGTGGGTACAGATAGTCGCCGTGTCCCAGGAACAAACCAAGAACACAATGTCCTTGTTCCCGGTGATGGTGTCCTCTCAGCTAAAAGAGGACTACACACTTGAAGTGAATAAGACCATCATTTACTCAGAGGCTGGTGGCCGTATCGAAGCGGTCACCTCGTCCCCGTATTCGATGGAGGGCAACCGTCCCACCCTGGTGATCCGTAACGAGACTCAGTGGTGGCAGGAAGCCAATGACGGCCACGATCTGGCCGGCGTGATCGAAGGTAACGTCACTAAGATTCCCGGTTCCAGGGTGCTGTCGATTTGTAACGCACACATCCCCGGTGAGGACAGTGTGGCAGAGCGTGACTACGACGCGTGGCAGTCTGTGCAGTCCGGTGACGCTGTCGATGTCGGCACCCTGTACGACGCTCTGGAAGCACCAGCAGACACCCCTGTGTCGGAGATACCGTCTGAACGGGAAAACCCTGAGGGGTACACGGAGGGTGTCGCGAAGCTCCGGGAGGGCATTGAGATAGCCCGTGGGGATTCGGTGTGGCTTCCGGTGGATACCATCGTTGAGTCCGTTCTGGATGTTCGTAACCCGGTCACGGAGTCGCGGCGCAAGTTCCTGAATCAGGTCAACGCGCATGAGGATTCGTGGATCGCCCCTTATGAGTGGGATGCGGTTGCGGACCCCACAGCGAAGCTGGTTCCCGGTGACAGGATCACCTTGGGGTTCGACGGGTCGAAGTCCAATGACTGGACCGCTCTGGTTGCGTGCCGTGTCGAGGACGGTTGTTTGTTCTTGATCGGTGTGTGGAACCCAGAGAAGTACGACGGGCAGATACCCCGCGAGGACGTTGACGCTGTTGTGCGTTCGTGTTTCGAACGGTACGAGGTGGTGGCGTTTCGGGCGGATGTCAAAGAGTTCGAATCGTATGTGGATGCGTGGTCCCGTGATTTCAAGAAGCAGATCAAGGTCAACGCCTCACCGAATAATCCAATCGCTTTTGATATGCGCGGTCAGACGAAACGGTTCTCTTTTGATTGCGAGAAGTTTTTGGACGCGGTGTTGGAGGAGGAGTTGTCGCACAGCGCCAATGTGACGTTGCGTCAGCACGTCCTTAATGCTCGCCGGTACCCGACGACGTACGACGCGATTTCTATCAGGAAAGCGTCGAAGGATTCATCAAAAAAGATAGATGGGGCTGTGTGCGCTGTGTTGGCGTTCGGTGCTCGTCAAGATTTCCTGATGAGCAAGAGAAATAGGAGTAGACGAGTGGCGGTGATTAGCTAGTGGCTGCTGTAGATGTCGATAAGACCCGCGACGAGATGCTCAACTTGTTCGAAGAGCGTCAGGCTGGTTTGAAGGACGCGAAGGCGTATTACGACGCGGAGCGCCGGCCGGACGCTATTGGTATCGCGGTCCCCCCTGAGATGCGGAATTTGCTCGCCCATGTTGGTTATCCCCGCCTGTACATCGACTCCATTGCGGAGCGCCAGGAGGTCGAGGGTTTCCGCATGGGCGGGAACGATTCCGCTGATGACGAGTTGTGGGATTGGTGGAAAGCCAACAACCTGGATATCGAAGCGACGTTGGGTCACACGGATGCGTTGATCTACGGGACCTCGTACATCACGGTGGCTGCCCCGGACCCGGCTGTGGATTTGAACGTGGACCCGAATGTTCCGATGATTCGGGTGGAACCACCCACCGCTTTGACAGCGGTGATCGACACCCGCACTAAGGATGTGACCCAGGCGATCCGCGCTATCTATGACGAGGACCAGACTGAGGTCATTGCCTGCACTTTGTATTTGCCTGATCAGACTGTGCAGTGGATCAGGGAGCAGGGGTCTTGGAAGGTTCTGACGCGGGTGGCGCACGGCATGATGATGGTGCCGGTGATCCCCTTGGCGAACCGCACCCGGTTGTCCGATTTGTATGGCAGCAGCGAGATTACCCCGGAGCTTCGGTCTGTGACTGATGCTGCCGCCCGCATTTTGATGGACATGCAGGGGACTGCTGAGTTAATGGCGATCCCGCAAAGGTTGATTTTCGGTGTGAAACCGGAGGACCTGGGTATTGACCCTGAGACTGGGGAGAAACTTTATAACGCTTACATGGCGAGAATATTAGGATTTGAGGACCCGGATGCAAAAGCGCAGCAATTCAGTGCCGCCGAATTACGTAACTTCGTTGATGCTCTTGATGCACTTGACAGGAAAGCAGCAGCTTACACAGGGCTCCCGCCTCAATATTTGTCTACGTCTTCTGACAACCCGGCTAGTGCGGAGGCTATTAAATCCTCTGAATCCCGGTTGGTGAAGAAGACTGAGCGTAAGAACAAGATTTTTGGTGGTGCGTGGGAGCAGGCTATGCGTGTTGCTTACCGGGCTATGAAGGGTGGTACTGAGGTTCCCCCGGATATGTACCGGATGGAAACGGTGTGGCGTGATCCCAGCACACCGACGTATGCCGCTAAGGCTGACGCTGCTGTGAAGTTGTATGCGAACGGTATGGGTGTTATCCCGCGTGAGCGTGCCCGTATTGACATGGGTTACTCAATTACTGAGCGTGATGAGATGCGTGTGTGGGATGAGGAAGCCGATCCGATGCAGGCGTTGGCGGGGATGGTTGCCCCGCCTAGGGCTACACCGCAGCAGCCTAAAGCGCCGGCTGCGGATGATCAGTGACCGCCCCGCAGCAGCCCCAGGACGTTGAGCGGTACGGGGCGTTACAGGCTGCTGTAGCGGCTGCCGCCGCCGCGTATGCCACACAGTTCGCGACGTTGTTCGCGCCTGCACCGTTGTCCACTGTGGAGTGGGTGAAGATGTTGGCGTTGATGTACCCGAAGATCGCGGAGTTCCGGTTCAGGTCAGCGGATTTGGCCCGCGAGTTCTATGACGTGGAGAGGGCTGCGTTCTTCCCGGAGTTACCTCCGGTGGAGCAGTGGATTGAGCCGTTTGAGTTCGAATGGTTCGTGAAGGACATGGAGCCGGTGCGTAAGGCGATGGTGGTTGAGAAAGCCACCCCGTCTGCGCGAGGGCAGTTCGTTTTCCAAGCTGTTCGTGAGGTTCAGAACGGCGGTCGCAGACAGACCATCAACGCCGTGAGTACGGATGTTGAGGTCGCTGATTTCCTTTCCGGTGAGGAGCCGGCCCCTGAGCCGGTGGTGTTGGAGAGGACCGATTTACCTGAGAAACCGAAACCGGTTCCTCGTGAGGTTTCGTGGATGGAACCACGGAAATCCAAGTTGGCGTACAACTTCAGGTTGAGTAACCCGCAGCCGGTCCAGGCTGAACCTGAGGTCAATTACACAGGCCCGAAGTTGGTTCGGTCTTCAGGAGAGACACGGCCAATCCAAGGTTGGGCCAGGGTAGCCACCGGGCGCGAAACATGCGCGTGGTGTCTGATGCTGGTTTCTCGTGGCGCTGTGTACGGTTCGGCTACTTCCGCAGGGTTGAGGTTGGACGACGAGTCAGCTAAGGACGCGATCCTTGGTGGCACGGATGTGTCTGAGTTTATGAACGAGTGGCACATCGGTTGTGACTGTTTGGTTGTGCCCGTGTTCGACCTCAATAACTGGTCCGGTAAGGCTGCCAAGGACCGGGCTTTGGAGTTGTGGGTCGAGGCCGACGAGGAAGCCGAAAGGTTTGTCGAGGAGAACCCCGGAAGGGTTCACAAGACCGGTAAGAAAAGGGGTTCCCCGTATACCAAGAACGAGGAAA